GATTATATCAGGTTATGCAGTTACAACACATATTTGAAAGCGGACAGTTTAGGCAGTCGCTTAAACTAAACAGAATGCTTAACCAACAAGATCTTGATACTAAAGAAAAAGGAACAGATCAAGTTAAGCCAACTGAAGATACAGGTAAGAAAAGTACAGAAGAGTAATGGCAGAAAAAGATTTAGTAACGTATAATAAAAAGGTAGAAACATCTGCAGGTCCCTATCTGGCCAAAGTAATTAATCTACTTGATTCAGAGTACATGGGAACACTTCAGGTACAGTTGATGAAATCCAACACAACTGGCGGACCTAATGAAGAAGCATCAAACGTTTATAGTGCTAGATATCTTTCTCCGTTTGCAGGGCAAACACCTAGAGTAGGTATTACAAAAAACGATGACTATAGAAACACTCAACAGAGTTATGGTTTCTGGGCAGTTCCACCTGATGTAGGCACAGTTGTACTTGTTATTTTTGCAGAAGGTAATCCTAATCAATGTTACTGGTTAGGTTGTGTACAAGACAAATATCAAAACTTTGGTATGCCAGGTGAAGCGGCAACAACATACACAACAGAAGGTACACCAGATGATTTAAAAGGCAAAAAACTTCCTGCGTCTGAATACAACAAACTTGGAGAGCATCAAGGACAAGATCCTTCACAGTTTTTAAAACCATATCAAAAAGAATTTACACAAAACCTACAAGACCAAGGTTTGCTGGAAGATGAAATCAGAGGTATTACTAGTTCAAGTGCTAGACGCGAAGTGCCTAGTGCAGTATTTGGTTGGAGCACTCCTGGCCCTGTAGACAAACGTCCAGGTGCGCCTATGGGTAGAGTAGGTACTAAAGCAGACAACACAAATATACACAGAGCAAGACTTGGTGGAACAAGTTTTGTAATGGATGACGGAGACGATAAATTTTTACGTAAAAAAGATGCAAGTAGTGGCCCACCTGAATATGCAAAAGTTATGCTTGGTGAAACAGATGGAGATGCTACATTACCATTTAATGAACACGTAAGATTGCGTACTAGAACCGGGCATCAAATACTGTTACACAACACAGAAGATTTAATTTATATTGCAAACAGCCGAGGTACTGCTTGGATTGAATTAACGTCAGATGGCAAGATTGATATATTTGCCAAAGACAGTATTTCATTAAACACAGAAGCAGATTTTAATTTACACGCAAAAAGAAATGTCACTATTGAAGCAGGTGCAAATATTGCCATGAAGGCCAGTGGATCTTATCTAGGCATTAATGGTAAAACAGATGTGGGCAGAATACAACTAGAATCAAAAAATAATACTAATGTATTGGTAGGTGGAACCACACACATAACAACTTCAGGAAACTTAGAATTGAATACACTAGGTGCTAATGCTTTTACGGCAGGCACTACAACAGATATACTCAGTGGAGGCAACCATACAGAAACCGCTACCGAAATCCATATGAATGGACCGCAGGCGGCTACGGCCGCTACCGCGTCCGCCCTGTCTACGCATGGCTTACCCGGCCACGAAATTCTCGAAGTCCTAGTGCAACGTTCACCGCAATCAGAACCTTGGAATCATCATGAAAACTTGAATCCAGATGCATTTAAAATTATTAAAACAGATAGGGATAACATAGTCACAGTAACAAATGACGTAATTGTTGAACCTACACCAGACCCATTTAGGAAAGAAAGTACCAGTACATAGAGTAGGTAAATATTAGTATGGCACAAGATTTATATAAAAATATCAAAGTAAGCAGTCCTAACAACAAAAAAGACTCGCCTACAACAACTAGTCGTGCCTATAGAGGATTAAGCACAGTCAATCCTGACAGTAATAGTGCAACACTCTTTGACATTGGCCTTATTAAACAAGATATAATAAATCATTTTCATATAAGACAAGGAGAAAAATTAGAAAACCCTGAGTTTGGAACAATTATTTGGGACGCTTTATACGAACCAATGACAGAAAGTATGAAAGAAGCAATAGTACAAAATGTTACAGAAATTGTAAACAGTGACCCAAGAGTAACAGTAAACTCAGTAGTACTTGACCAGTATGAAAGTGGACTAATTATTGACTGCGATTTAACTTATTTGCCCTACAATATCAGCGAGAAAATGCGTTTGACATTTGACGAAGATAACGGGATAATTTAAGTACGTAGTTAATGATATAAAATAAATAGTAATATTAAGGAAAGCAAATGTCATCAACAAATAGACAAAACAGACTATTAGTAGCAGAGGATTGGTCCAAAGTATACCAATCTTTCCGTAATGCTGATTTTAAATCGTACGACTTTGACAATTTACGTCGTACAATGATAAACTATCTTAGACAAAATTATCCAGAAGATTTCAATGACTACATTGAATCGAGTGAGTATCTAGCATTAATTGATCTAATTGCTTTCCTAGGTCAAAATATTGCTTTCCGTATTGACCTTAATGCTAGAGAAAACTTTTTAGAACTTGCTTCACGTAGAGAAAGTATTTTACGTTTAGCAAGATTATTATCATACAATCCTAAACGTAACATACCTGCTAACGGTTTGTTAAAAATGGAAAGTATTACTACAAGTGAAGATGTAATAGATAGTAACGGAACTAACCTTAGCGGACAAACAATAATTTGGAATGATCCAAGTAACCCTAACTGGCGTGAACAGTTTGAAAGAGTTCTTAATGCATCACTTCCTAATAGTAGTCCTTATGGAAAACCAATTAAAAAAGATTTAGTAGAAGATATTCCTACAGACCAATACAGATTAAATGCAAGTAATTCAGATGTACCAGTATATACATTCAGTAAAAATGTTGACGGAAGAAACTTACAGTTTCAAATAGTATCAACAGATGTAAATGAAGGCGTAATATCTGAAGAAGCACCATTGCCTGGAAACAGTTTAGCATTCTTATATAGAGATGATGGTAGAGGTGCAGGTTCTAGTAACAGTGGATTTTTTGTACACTTTAGACAAGGTATTTTAGATCAAGGTGAATTCAATGTAACAAGACCAAGCACAAATCAAAAGATTGAAATAGAAGCAACAAATATTAACAATGCTGATGTATGGTTATACAAACTTAATAGTGTTGGTGCTGAAGACGAACTATGGACCAAAGTTGATGCAGTTGAAGGAAATAATATTGTATACAATTCAACTAGAAAAGATCAAAGAAACATTTATGCCGCTTTAACACGTACAGGTGATGCAGTTGATTTAATTTTCTCAGATGGGACTTTTGGTAATTTACCTCAAGGGTCGTTTAGAACTTATTATAGAACAAGTGCAAATGATACTTATAATGTTGTGCCTGCAGATATGCAAAACATTACAGCATCTATTCCTTATACAACAAAAGCAGGCAATCAAGAAAATTTAAATATTACATTTAGTTTAAAATATACTATTGACAATGCAAGTTTAAGTGAATCTAATGAAAGCATTAGAAATAATGCACCGTCAACTTATTATACACAAAATAGAATGGTTACAGGAGAAGATTACCAAGTTGCTCCGTTAGCCGTTAGTCAAGAAATTATAAAAGTAAAAAGTGTAAACAGAACAGCAAGTGGTATTTCACGATACTACGATTTATTAGATGCAACAGGAAAATATTCTAATACAAGTCTAATTGGCACAGACGGTGTAGTATATAAAGAAGATGTTGTGCGTAAAACTAGTTTTACATTTAATACAAGAACAGATGTAGAAGGTATTATTGAAAATGTAATTACACCTATACTTTCTAATACAGAAACAATTAATTTTTACAATGACAAGTTTCCTAAAATTATTGTTGCAGATTTACTTTCAGAGTTTCATCAAGTAAGTAACGCAACAAACATGAGTACAGGTTCAATTACAGATAGTAACAAAACTGCTTACCAAGTTGGAACATTTACAGGCAGTGGTTTAAGATTTATTGAAACAGGAAGTTTGATTAAATTTACTGCACCGTCAGGACAACACTTTATGGCAGATAACAGTCATACATTAATGACGGGTAGTGCAGACCATGCCAATGCAGTTGATTACAAATGGTGTAAAGTAATAAGTGTATATGGCGATGGTAGAACTAACAATACAGATGGTTCAGGACCTATTGTATTAAATGATGAAATCCCAACAGGAGCAATATTAAGTGAAATTAGACCTAAGTTTGCAAAATCACTTGTAAATGATGTTAAGTCACAGATTATTGAACAAATTTTTAGTTACAAAACTTTTGGCTTACGTTATGACTATCAAAGCAGACAGTGGCGTTTAGTTACAGAAAATAACCTAGATGTAATAGGTGATTTTTCAACAGGAAAAACTGGAGATGTAACTAATCAACAGTTAGACAGTTCATGGTTATTATTGTTTGAAACAGACGGTGAAAAATATACTATTGAATATAGAGGTTTACGTTATGTATTTGAAAGCGGTCAAGAAATTAGATTCTTCTATGACAGCATTAATAAAATTTATGACAACAGAACAGGACAAATTGTTAAAGATAAAATCAGTGTGCTTTCTATTAATAAGAAACCAGACAGTACTAGTCCTTTTAATATAGATCATAACTTACAAGTTACAAAAGAATTCAGAGATCCAGAAGGATATATTGATAGTAAAAAAGTAGAAGTAGGCTTTTATGATACTGATGATGACGGGGTTGTAGATGATCCACAAACATTTGATCAGATTGTTGCACCTACTGTTAATCCAACATCTAAATGGGTGTTTACTAAAAAATATAT